AACGACAACGAAGCGGCTGATATCCCGGCATTCGTTTATCGTATGGTCAATCGCCTTGCCCACAGTAAGGAAGGCTTGTACGGCGTCGCTACAAATCAAGCATTCCGGGTTCTTAGACAGCGGCGAGTTCAGCGCCGATCCGCGTTCCGAATACGCGCCCTTGACCTTGCAAGAACCGTCTTCCTTGATCGCGATATAATTGTTCACGTCGCGCGAGTACAACGCACGATAACGCGCTTCTTCAGTCTTGAAGCCGGTCCGGCGTTCCCAATCCGCGACGATCGCGTTGAATTCGTCAAGCCGCGCTTTCGGAACCTTCGTAACGAAACCGTCTGTATTGGCGCTGATAACTTCGAAGTGCGCGAGTTCGACGGCTTCGATCAATAGCAGCAAGCCCAACTGTCCGCCGACTGTCGTTTGTATAAGCAACTTCGGCGCGTACACTGTCGAATACATGTTGCCTTGTTTGCCGAAGATACCGTTCGCCGCGATCTTCATTCCGTCGGCGTCGGGATGCTTCAAATCTTTAAGGCGAAGTCGTTCTTCAACGATACGATCGCCGTACGCTTCAAGATAAACCGGCCCTAAGTGTTCGGGATAATAGCGGTTGTTCAAGATGATCCGGGGATAATACGAAGCAACGTCGCGATCGATCAAGTAGTTGTCGGCGTCGGCGCGATAGGCGACTGACTTTTCGGACGAATGCAAGCCGCCCATACCAAGCTTGTATTCAGTGTTGCCAATTTTGATCTTCAAGTCGGACAGTTCTTCCGGCATTCGCGGCGATCCGCCGCCGTCCAACGTGAACGACGCGCCTTGAATGATAGACAACACGTCGCGCAGCATGGGCGTTTGGAACTGAACCCATTCCGGGGCTTCGTACTGGAAAGTAAAGTTGGCGAAGCTGTCAATATCCGGTCGCTTCGGATGAAAGCCCGTAATGTTCTTCAACTCGGCGTTGATTACGGCTTCCGCAACTTGCGCGTCTGACTTCGAACGAAGATCGACGTTGTACCGTACGCCTAGCCGCTCGCGTAGTTCGATCGGCCCTTGCAAGCCGTTCTTGTCGATCAGTAACAGTTCGGTATTGTCGCAATCGTTGAAACAATAGTCGCGAACGTCGGCGGCTTCTTCGGCGGTCAAGTCCTTGTGAACGTCGACGGGCAGTTCTTGCAGTCGGCGAGCGTGCAACCGCCCGGCGTACGTCTTCAACGACGCTTCAAGCGGCGCGACTTCGATCAAGTCAATGTGGTTATATTTCGCGTTCGGATTAGCTAGGCGCTTTTCATTGATGATTATGTCGTCGGACATTTCCTTCAAGTCGACGGTCGACGCACCTTTGATCGCAGCTTCCGCAATGGGGAAGTCGTAATACTTGCCGTTGAACGTGATAATCTGAAACATGAACAGAATTCGCAACAATGCTTCAGCGTCGAAGTCTGAAGCGGGCGATCGTTCAAGCGCGAAATACGATCCCGTATCGATATGCTTGAACCCGGCGAAATAGAAGTTGCGGAAGACTTCGCTATCGAAGACAACGCGCGAGCCGAACGGCAACGTCCAAGGGTTGACGAACGTACGGTTGACTGGCGCATATTGAATGCGCTTCAGCGGCCCGTCGTACCGGCGAGCGCCCTTGCGCGGGATCGTCGCGTAATCGTCTAGGGTTGTGTCGTCGAAGTACATTAGAACGGAACGTCGTCGCCTGTTACAGCCGCCCATGCGCTCGCGTTCGGATCAGCGGCGGGGATCGCGCCCCAACCGTCGCTAGGGGCCGCTGGCGGGCTTCCTAGAGCCTCACGCGGGGGCGGCGGGGGTTCGGGCTTGGATCGCTTCATAATGACGCCCCGGACGTTCCCGCCCATGAAGAACGCCCGATCGTCCGCCGACGTGTAATCGATCGACTGACATACGGGTTGGATCAGCCGCAACAGCTTCGCCGAAAACGAATGCTTACCTTGTAATCCCGGCACTTCATAGGTTGCGCCGTACGTCGGACCGTTCACTTCGTAATTGTCGTACGTCGTTTTCATCTTTTCGTCATGGAAGTGAACCGCGCCGTCTTTGCTAAAGTTTTCGATTGCGGCGACTGCTTCGAACAATCCGGCTGGCACTTCGCCGGGGAAGCATGGCGCGTCGAACAGTGCGTCAATGTCCGGCCATGTCTCGCCGTATAGTTGCGTCTTGTACCACGATCCGTCTTCGAAATAGAACGTCGCCGACGCCCGGCTGAAGCCGAACCCGGATAGCGTCTTCTTCGCGTTGGCGATCGCGAGCGCCGCCGGTTTCGGAATGACAAGGCCGGGCGGAAGATCGATGCCATGCCAGTATTCGAATATGACGTTCCCGTTGCAACCGAACATGCTGTTAGCGCGAAGCAAGATCGACGTTTCGAACACGCGTTCGCCGGTTTGCGCAGCAAGTCCGACGACTGTTCCGAAACCTTCCTTGATCCGATCGTCGATCACCGCGCATTGGGGATCGGGCATGATCGGCGGAAACTGATCGCCGGGGATGCAAGGGACGGTCGCTTTCAGCTTATCGCCCGCGACTAGCAGTTGCCCGTTTTCGCGTTCGGTAAGCGCGAGCGTCGTTCCGGCCTTGTTCAGCGCGTCGACCAAGCGCGCAATGTGTGGGCACAACGCAAGTTCTTCTTCGACAGGATGCCCGGCGCTAACCGTGCCGTTCGTCGCGATGATCCATTTAGCCGCAACGCGCGCGTGCGCTTGATACACTCGCGACGGATCGTCATTCGACGCCGGGGCGACGAAGTTCAACGCTTCCGCAAGCTTTGATGCGGCGGTTGATTTAGCTTTACGTGCCGGACGTGCCATAATTCCCCATTGTCGATTTGAAGGCTTCGCAACCGAACGCGATTACAGTTGCGGGCGGACGTGCGTTTGCCAACTTGCACAACTCGCCGTCCGGGTTCCAGTTGTCGCACATTGGGCAGTTGCGACAAAGCGAAAGCAACGCGTAAGGAATTTTCGCGCCAATGCGTTGCGTTACTCGCATTACGAGTTCGTCAAGCTGTTCCGGCGGAAGCTGGCGGAAGTTAGAATTCATACGACAAGACTTCCGGGTTTTTAGGCTTGTTCAACCAAACGCGAATTCGGCGCGGCGTGCGCAGCCATTCCGAGTTAGCGAGAATTTCAGCGTTTGTCGCCGGGGGTTCTACCGGCGCGCGTTGCCTGAACCAATCACGCCCGCGCTTACCGGCGAAGCTGTCAAGTTCGACAGTGACGTATTCGTAAAACGTGCGAAGGCCGTTGCAAAAGTAGGCAACCTTAATCATGCGGTTTCCCTTCTTCGACGTATGCGGCGTGTAAAGCACGCGCTGAACGTCGAAGTATTCGACAACCGGAAGATCGCTGCGCAGCAATTCTTCGGTTCCAGCCTTGCCCACAATGTTGACGGACATTGGAAAGACGACGCCGCAAACCATACATTGCCGCGCACTCGCATGATTGTAAGCGCCGCATTCGCCGCATATCTTAACCGGCGCGTCGCCAGCACGGCCTTTGCCTTTCGGTTGCGGAATAACAGGATCGTTGATCGGACCTAGCCGCCGCGTGTTACCGGCGTAGTCGAGTACCAAACAATGATGCTTAGTGAATTCGAAGCCGGGGATATATTGTTGCGGGTTCGACCAATCGTACGGTCGCGTTCCACGTCCTAGCATCTGAACCCATAGTCCGGTTGACATGGTTGGACGGAACATGCCGATAAGATCAATCGGGGGATGATCGAACCCGGTCGTTAGAATGTCTTTGTTTACGATTGCGCGCAACTCGCCGCGCTTGAACGCTGCAATCCGATCGTCGCGTTCTTTCTTGCCGATCTTTGAATGAACGGCGGCGGCTGAAATGCCGAACGTCGATCGCAACATATCGGCCAAGTGTTCGGCGTGTTCAATGCCGGACGCGAACAGCAACCATGATCGCCGTTGCCAACCGTGTTCGACAAGTTCGCTTAACGCGGCGAAATTGATATCGTTTTTATCGACGGCAGCTTGCAAAGCGTGTTCGTTGTAATCGCCGGTCGACGACAATCCGACTTCGCTAATATCTAGTTCGGTTTTCGTCTTCTTTGGAAAGATCGGCGCAAGATATCCTTCGGCGATCAGGCGAGCAAAACCGGGGATATCCGAAATGTTGTACGCAATATCCGTGAAGATATTCCCGTTAGTTAGCAGCCCCAAACCTAGTCGATAGTGCGTCGCGGTAAGGCCGATTACTTTCAAATACGGGTTGATCGCGAGTAGTTCTAAGATAAACTGAATGTACAGTGTGTCGGTTTTCGGCGAAACTAGCTGCGCTTCGTCGATCACAAGTAAGTCGCGATGCCCGAATATCGATCGACCGTGTTCGTCAAGTTTGCCAACCATTGACTTGATCCCGCCGAACACGATCGCGGGAAGATGATCCTTCATGCCAAGCCCGGCGCTGTAAATGCCAAGCGGCGCGTTCGGCCAAGCTTGGATTAGCTTCTTCGCGTTTTGTTCAATCAGTTCCTTAACGTGCGTCGACATGATTATTCGACTTGTCGGGAATTGATTAAATACCGTGTTAAGAAAGCGCGCGATTACGACGGACTTCCCGGTTCCGGTTGGCATGACGACAAGCGGGTTGGCAGGGATTGGCTTTCCGTTCGTGTCGGTTCCGCCGTGCGTGCGGAAGTATTCGAACAGCGCTTCAACGGCGTCGTCTTGATACCAACGATCGGTTAGCGCCGGTCCGCCGTTGTGCCCATGAAACGGCGCGTTCATACGATCCGCTTGTATTGTGGGCAACCGACCATGACTTCAGGGCGAGTTAGGTTCCGATCGATTACGCGGCAATACCATTCGCCATTGTCGACCGGATACGCATGTTCGCACGATCGGCAGTTCTTTTCCGGCGCTTCGCCCCTATGGCAAATGCCGGGGAACGGACAAAGGTACTTGCATTCGTGGAAGGCGGCGCTTTCGCTGATCTTGCGCGGCGGCGTCTGACTGAAGATTACGCGTTCCGCCTTTTGATACATGGCGGTTCCGACGCTCCAATCAAGCGCAACAATTTCGAAGTACAGTTCGTCCGTGTCCTTGTTGACTGCGCAATACAGCCCGTACGGCAATTGGTACGCCTGTCCGTACGAACACATTTGCGAGTAATGGACCGGCTTCGATTTACGCACGCCTTCAGCCGTTCGCGGATCGCGTTTCAACAACGGATGCGAGCCGATTTGCTTACCGGCTAGTTTCGTGAACGACTTTTCCTTGTGCGTCTTGAATTCGGTTAGCAGCGGGCCGGGCAGCGCGTAGCGCGCCGGGGCGATCGCAACGCCGTCAAGCGATCCGCCGTAATGTCCCTTGTGTCCGCTGATCTTGTATTGTTTGCCGTCGCCGTCGAATTCGAAGACTTCGAAGCCGATCCCGCGAAGGCGCGCTATGAAGCGCGGTTCTTCCAAATGCCCGCGATTAAGAAGACGATATTGACGCCCGTTCAACGCTTCCGTCTTCAACCAACGAAACGCGTTCCATGCTTTGCGCTCGCACGCGTCGCCGATTACGGACGCGCCTAAATGCCAGCGCGGTTCCGGCTCGCGAAACGCTTCAACGCTTTCGGCTTCGACTTCGGCTGCAATGACAGCCGCTAACCGTTCGCGTTCGGTTTGAAAGTTCAAGTCGAACACTTTTGCCCCTCGCGCGCATTGAAAAGAAACCGGGCGTCCCGCTTACGGTTGGGATCGTTTAAGCCTTATGCTGATACAAAGGCCCCGGTTCGGCGTCGATCGTTACTTCTGCCCCCAAGGCGCGCCACTGCCCTGATTGCCGCCTTGCTGTTGCCAGCCGCCGGAACCCGTAGGCTGCGCTCCACCGCCGCCCTGATTGCCGCCACCGGCCCAACCGGGCTGTCCGCCGCCTTGCTGCTGCTGATCGCCGCCGGAAGGCTGTCCGCCCTGCCCGCCGCCCCATGCAGCGCCGCCGCCCTGTCCCTGCCCGGTAGGTGCGCCGCCACCGCCGAAAGCATTGCCGCCACCGCCAGCGGGCGCGCCCGATCCGGCCTTGCCGGGTTCGTTGCCGTTCATGTCGAACAGCTTGCCGACTTCGGTTTGATTGGCGTTGTCCTTGCGCGGAACGACTTCGATTACGAAAGGCTTGCCGTGCAATTCTTCCGTCTGATTGAAGGCGTACACGCCGGTTACGTGGCAGTATGCGGAAAGCTGTTGATTGGCGATCCGCACGGCGGTTTCGTTCTTGTTGTGAAGGTTCAGCCGATCGATTTGTTGAAGTCCCTTCGCCGGACCGTCAATAGCTTCCATCGTAATTTCAAGATAGCCGCCCTGATTGTCCTTCGTCGGCTTCAAGTCGGTTCCGACGATTACGACCGGATGCTTGCCGATCGGCAAGCCGCCAGCCCCGCCATATTGCGGATCGACGCCTTGCGAGTTGAATTGAAAAGCTGGCATTGAAAGTCCTTTCTACACGTCGCGATTGAACAAGTCGATTTGCCCGGCGGTCGCGACGTGAACCGCGTTGGCAAGTTGGTTCCAACTATGCCCGGCAATCAACGCGGTTGGCGTTGCTGGCGGGGCAGTCGGTACGGGGATAGTTCCGACGATACCAAAGCGGTTCCCGGCGACGTATGCGGGTTTGCGTTCGACGCCGATAACCCGACCTTGGTTCATTGAACTAGCTTGTTGGATTTGGTCGCCCTTCGTAATGAAGAACGGTTCGTGAAGAAAGCCCACAAGATCGGCCCATTGCGTAAGCATTTCGCGTTTGCCGTAGTTCTTGTTGTTCTTCGGCGAATGCAACAGCAAATCCCATGCGTCGAATTCGCCAAAGGCCGGATCAATCATCTTCGACGCGAAGACGTGCGCGGTCCATACAATGTTGATCCCGCCGTAAAAAGCAAGTTCGTCGCATACGGATAGCAATTCGGCGAATAGGTCGTTGGCGTGTTGATACGCCTTACCGTAACCGCCAAGCGCGGTTTCCATAGTCAATCCTTTAGGATTGCCCGGCTTCCATTCCTTGTCGCCTTCGATCGTCTTCAAGTGAATGCCGCGTTCTGCGGCGGTTGCCGTGTCGAGTACGATCGTACGATACGGGAACGCGCCAGATTGCGCCCGCGCTTTAATATCGTATAGCGTCGCCTTCAGTTCGTCGAACTGTTCGATTTGCCGCGTCTTCGGAACGGGGATCGCGCCAAACCCCATTTCAAGCGGGATCAGCAACGCACGCGGCGCGCCGCAAGCAAGCGTCGTCTTCCCAATCTTTTCTTGACCGCTAATGACGATCCGCGCGCCAACTTGCCGCGTCCCGGTTTCGATGCTGTCAAGCGCCGATCGACCGGCGTTGGTACTTGTGGGCTGAAGGTTTACGCCCTGCCCGGCGAGTGCTTGCGCGAACGCGTTCATGTCGATTTGCCTTCCATGAATTGAAGAAGAATTTCAGCACATTCGACGAACATTCCGCGATACGCTTCTTCAAGCTTCCGCTTCAGTTCTTCGGAAGCAACACGAATAACGTCGCCGACAACGACGTATTGCCCGTACGGTACGACTTCGGCTTTCGTGCAAAGAAGCCATTTCGCCGTATTGTACGGCGTTTCCGGCCAACCTTCGGAAAGCCGCCCCCATGATCCGGGTTCGTCATAAGCGGCGATCGCGTCGGCGTCGGTTGCGAGATTGCGCGTCATGGTTCTAATCCCTTCGCGATCTTCCAACCGAACTTGACGTTTTCGAGCGCGTCGCGTCCGTATTGATAGCCGTTCGCTTCGAACTTCGCCCATACGTCTTCGAAGGTTTCCGGCGCTAGGTCCGGTCGACGTGCGACAATGTTCATGGCAGCGTCGACGATCAGTCCTTCGACGTAATCGATCGGACGCCACGGCGGTAACTCGCCGCAAGGAAGCTTCGACAATTCGTTCAGCGCGCCGCGACTGTCCGCGACGGTTATCTGAACCGATCCGTCCGGCTCGCGAAACAAGTTCAGCGACGCTAGGTGCGTGCCGATCGTCATAGCTGGCTCGCAAGATCGCGAAGCTTGCGCGCATTCTCGCGCCATGCGTCTTCAATCGACTTCGATACGCCGCCTTCGGCTTCAGGATCGTTGTCGCGCGCGGCTTCTTCGAACTTGCGCGCTTCAGCGTTCAACTTATCGCTTGCCAGCATGAACGTATCCGGCGTTGCGATAACCGATTTGATTAGACGGTTGGGCATGTTCATTCCCCTTTGTAACGACGGGCGAGTTACTGGCGTGTAGGAGAGAGCTCCCCGCCCGTCGCAGCGGCTTTCGGCACGCTGATAGGTTAGCCGTTCAGCTTGGCTTTCGGTTCTTCGATCGTCAACGTCGGTGCGCCCGGCGTGATATCAAGCACGCTGTCAACCAAGTCCTTAACGGCCTTGTGAACCGGAAGTTCAGTGTTCAGCTTTTTGTATTCGGACTTGCTGAATTCCGGCTTCCAACAAATAATGCGTTCGATCAAGAACGTACCTTCGTTGCCAAGCTTGGCGGCTTCGTCTTCGATCTTGTCGACTTCTTCGTTCGGCGCTTTGATGCTCCAATTCATCTTAGCGACGCACTTCAACGAATAGCCGTTGTTCAGTTCGATACGGTTCGTGCCTTCCTTGGCGTTGGGGAAGCAATAGTCGGCGACAGCCTTGCGCGCTTCCATTTCGGAAGTCTTCGCGGCTTCAAGTACCTTCTTCGCTTCATCCCAAACGGCAAGACGGCGATCGCGTTCTTCAACGCTGAACGGCGCGGTTGTCGGTTGCGACGGTTCCGCAATAGCGGCGTTGCCGTTTCCCCAAGCCATAAATTGTCCTTCCTTCAATGCCCGGTGCGATCGACACGGCGGTTGCGCCTCTGCTCGAAACGGTTAAGGCCGTGCCGATCGCGATTGACGACGTGCCATAGCTTCGAATGCGTGTCAAATATTATTTTACGGGTTGACAGCCCACATTGGTACGGGCAGTTTCCGACGACTTAATCCAGCCGGGGCACCTATGACAAGCGTGTTGCACGATAAGGTTGCGATCGCATTGCGACGCGTTGATCCGGATGAATACCGCGCGATCGCTGAACGAACCGGCTTAAGTCTTAGTTGGATACGCGCATTCGCCGCAAATCGAATTCCTAACCCGTCGGCGTCGCGGCTCGAAACCTTGTACAAAGGGATCACCGGACACGCGATCGTTATTCGCGGCTAAATCCAACCGTGTCTTTCAACAACATTCCGGACGAATTGAAGTCCTACCGCCAATGGATTGTTTGGCGGTACGAAGATCAGGGCGGCCCGAAACCGACGAAGGTTCCGTACTCGCCGAACTTCCCCGGACATGCCGCCGTCGACAAGCCGGGCAGTTGGGGCACGTTCGACGAAGCCGTTGTCAAGTTCAATATGGGCGGCGTCGACGGGATCGGCTTCGTTCTAACTGAAGCTGATCCGTTCGTGTTCGTCGACCTTGACGACACGCACGGCGACGAAGCGGCATTGCAACGACAGTTCCGCATATTTCACGACTTCGTAACGTATGCCGAACGCTCGCCGTCCGGCAACGGACTTCATATCATCGGCAAAGCGAACTTGCCGGGCAAAGGCCGCAAGCGCGACAAGATCGAAATATACGATCGATCGCGGTACATGACTATGACGGGCGACGTTTACCGCGCGGAAGCGATCAACGGCGTTCAGGATCAAGCCGACTTGCTATGGCATCAAATGGGCGGTCCGGCTGCGATCCACCATTACGAAGCCGATCAGCCCCAACGTGAAGACGACAACAGCATTATCGCACGCGCTCGCGCGGCGCTGAACGGCGCGAAGTTTACAATGCTGTTCGAAGGCGATTGGCGCGGTGAATACCATGACGATTGGAGCGCAGCCGATCAAGCGCTTGTCGATATCATCGCATTCTACACGCAAAACCGCGCGCAAATCACGCGTATTTGGGGATACTCGCAACTTTCGAAGCGCGAGAAGTTTAACAAGCGCCCTGAATATATTACATGGACGATCAACAAAGCGTTCGACAAACTCTTGCCGCAAGTCGACGACGAAGGATTGCGCGTAAAGATCGACGAAATGCTTGCCGCACAAGGCGCGCACGTTGAAGAACCGACGATCCCCGGCCTTATCGTAATCACCGGAAACGAAAACGGCGACGCGCCGGAAGGACCAAGCGCGCCGCCGTTACCGTCGATGGTTAACAGCCTTGTTGAAGGGCTGGACACGCCACCGGGCAGGGACGTTCGACAGGCGATCGAACATGTCTCACAAGATATAGTGTCAGTCAACGGCCAATCGACCGTAATTCCACCGGGTTTAGTAGGTGCGGTCGCTGAATTCATATACGAAGCCGCGCCGCGTCCCGTACGCGAAATTGCGCTAGTCGGCGCGATCGGTTTCGTTGCTGGAATTGTGGGCAGGGCATTCAACGTATCCGGTACCGGCTTGAACCTTTATACGCTATGTCTCGCGCCGACTGGCACCGGCAAAGAAGCGATCAACGCGGGCATTTCGAAGATCATTACAGCGGTTCGTCCGACTACGCCGACAATTCAAGACTTCGTTGGACCGGCGGAACTGCGATCCGACGCGGCGCTGTTGAAGGCGATCGCGAAACAACCGTGCATCCTGTCCGTTACCGGCGAGTTCGGTTTGCGGCTCAAACAAATGAGTATGCCGAATGCGTCGTCTTCCGAAGTTGGATTGAAGCGCGTCCTACTCGATTTGTACAATAAGTCAGGGCACGGCAACATTCTAAATCCGATCGCGTACAGCGACACAACGAAGAATACGCCGTCGATCAACAGCCCGTCGTTCAGCATGATCGGCGAAACGACGCCTGAACGCTTTTACGAAGCGCTTGACGAAAACATGATCGCCGAAGGTTTGCTTCCGCGTTTCTTGACGATTGAATACAAGGGCAAGCGTCCGCCAGCATCCGACACGGCGGCTAGGGCGCAACCGTCGCTCGCGCTAATCGAAATGGTTCAGCGCATTGTCGTTCATGTCCATACGATCATGGCGAAACAAGAAATTCAAACGGTCAACTTCGATCCGTTCGCTGAACAGCTATTCAAAGACTTCGATCGCTATTGCGACGATCAAATCAACAGCGACAATTCGCGCGAAGTCGTTCGGCATATGTGGAACCGTGCCCACGTTAAGGCGATGAAACTCGCTGCCTTGGTTGCCGTTGGGATCGCGCCGTATGATCCCGTCGTCGACCGCGATTGCGCATCATGGGCAACCGATATCGTGGCACGCGACGTATTGAACATCATTGGCCGGTTCGAACGCGGCGAAGTTGGTTCAGGCATGGGCGCAAACGAACAACGCCAGCTTGACGATTGCATTCGAGTAATTGGCGAATGGATTAGATCAGACGCGAGCGTTTGCGGCAAATACGCAATGCCCGCGAATATGCATAGCGCCGGGATCATCCTTGGATCAGCGTTGACGCGCAAGCTGTTTCAAATGGCTTCGTTTCGCAATGATCGAATGGGCGCGACGAATGCGATCAAACGTACGCTTCAAACGTTGCTTGACGGCGACGAACTTCGCGAACTGCCGAAGGCGCAAATGGCCGATAAGTTCGGTACGACTGCAAGAGGCTTTGCAATCTCGCGCCCTGAAACGTTTCTACGTCAATAGCGACGAATACGTTGTATAACCGTTGTATGCGGTTTTATGGGCAAAAAGTGCAGAAAACCGCCAATTGTACGCGTTGTGCGCGTTGTATGCTAAGCCCTCAAACCCTGTACGTCGGTCGCCTCTAATTCACTGATACATTTATATACAATCATACAATTTATATAATAACCCTTATTTTCAAGTACTTAGCTATCCAAAATATCATATAATCCCGTACAACGAACGGTTTTCCGCGAATTTTGCTGTTGACACGATCGCCGCAACCGTCGTATATGTCGCACAACAGCAAGGGGATTTGAAATGAACATCAAAGAAGCAACCGATCAAGTTTACAACGAAGGCTTTCAAGCTGGTCGTTCGAAGCGCGATCCTAAAAACCCTTATGACAAGGAAACTTATCCGCACTTCCATGAAGTCTGGAACAACGGTTTTGGCGACGGGCGGGCAACGAGATAAGCCGCCGCGTCAATATTGTGGGCAAAAGGGGAAACGAAATGCGGACTACTCATACGACAACCGTAACGCTGAACGGGCGCGATCGCGAACTTGAAGTAACGATCGACGTATGCGCGGCTGAACGCGACGTTGGCATAATGAACGATTATATCGACGAATGGTACATAAGCGCCGTCGACGGTATGACGAACCCTCGCATCATCGCAGCCGCAAGCCGCATGGTCGACGCTGAATATGGCGACGACGCGTTCGTTCAAAAGTTATACGACGAAGGTGCGTGCGACGTTGAACCGGATTACGAAGACTATTACGACGAAGACTAAACGGTTCGTCGCATTCGTTGAAATTACTTGTTGACAGCGCGTACGACGTATGCGACAACGTGTTCATCGAAAGGGGATTTGAAATGGACAGCAACACAATCGCAAAGCTGATCGGCGGGTTCGCAGTCAAGGCGGTCGCAGCCGGTTTCGCAATCTACGTCGCGGTTACGGTTGGCGAGTACGTTCATCACGTCTTCACCGCAGTAAACGTTGCAATGAACGTTGTTAAATAAGGGGATTGAACATGACTGAAGCAAAAGACAACACGATCAATCTGATTTACCTTGGCGCTTGCACGCTATCGAATGGCAAGCAAGGCGCGCGTTGGATTACATGCGAAGCATTCGATCAGTGCGCCGACGACAAGTCGGTTGATCCTGTCGAGTTGGTTCGTCGCGTTGCAAGCGCGTTTGGCAAGGATACGGGCAAATCGCGAACGATCGGCGCTGTCTATCAGACAACCGGCGACGTTGACGAAAACGGCAACGTAACGTCGGCGCGTTTCGGGCAAATGAAGTTCATTGATCGCGTCGCGCATCCTGTTATTGAAGCGTTCGAAGCAATCGATTGGCACGCTCGCGAAGTTGATCGCAACCGTCGTGCCGAAAACCTTGTCAAAGGCGATCCGCTTATTCTTCGCGATATGCAATCAACGATCGCCCGCATTCGCAAGCTTCCTATGCGCCAGCGCGTTGCAGTCGTCGACGCTATCCGTAGCGCGCTTCTTAACGAAGCGTTGAAGTCAGGACGTGATTAACATGAACAGCGATCCGCGTTGCCGCTATTGCAACATTCGCAAATCCGACGCATACAAATCGGTATCGTACTTTTGCGATCGCGCGCCCATATGGAGCGTAACTCACATGCACGAATTTGGGGAAGGACAGAATATGCAGTTGATCGACACTAACGATCCTGAACTTCGTCGCAAGGCTGCGAAGCATTATACGCGCATGGCAAAACAAGCGCAGCGCCAAGTTAAGCGTCGTATGGCAATCGAAGCGTTCTTTCGTACGCCGCGTTTCTCGTTTAGCGACATGATCCTTGTCGCACTCACTAGCGCCGTTCTTGCAACGGGTTGGGTTGCGTACTTCGTTCGATAGCTGGCGATCCTTGCCAGTTCGCCCCCGTTGCGGTATCCCCCTTCCGCAACGGGGGTTTCATGCGTTCGAAATGCGACGATTGCGGCGGTTGGGCTTTTGTGCCAAACGTAACGCCACTTAGGGTTTGTCCGACATGCGAAGGCACCGGACGCAAACGGGGGAAGACAAATGGCAAAACCAAAGATCGTTGAAGAAGTCGTTTCGGTTGAACAGACGATCCGCGAAAAGATCGTCGAAGCACTTGCCGCAAGCGGGCTGAACGTTCAGTTGAAGCACGCTGAAAACATCGCGCACCGGATCGAAACGCTTGTTGAAGTCGAAGTCGAAAACGCGCTTCGCCTCGCTGGCATTGAACGGCCCACAACCGACGTATCCGACGAAGCCGAGTAATGCTCGCGCCATACGCCGGGCACGATCGCGCCGGTAGCAAGTGCGACGTGTCAAAATGGCTCAAACCGGACGAAGGGCATATGACGCATAGTTCGTCGCCCTTCGTCATGTGGCTTGTGGAACGCTTGCAACGTCGCTAGTCTGTCCTTCTCCATCGGGCATGAAGGGGACAGACAGTGACAATTACGCTAGAGCGTACAGACGCCGACAAATACGAAACCAAACGCGAAGGCTTGACGCTTGACGAAGCGTTAGAAGCGGCGGTTTGGGGATATCGCGTTCGCAGTCCATCGATTGCGCCGAACGCTTACATTCATTACGAATTCAACGGCTGGCGAATTCAGTTCGTACATGACGGACGCGAAGGTTCGTCAAGCGGTTGGACGCCCGATCGCGCGCATCAAATCGCGTTGTGGTCGATCGTTCCCGACAAGGACGAAACGCCAGCGCGCGACGCTTGGGGCAAGCCGGTTCAGCAATGGCCGGTTGCGACGAAGCGCGACAGTTGGGGAAGGCCGATCTAATGCACGATCGCGAGAAACAACACCTTTGGACGATCTTCGCAGCCGCCGCTACAGCGCGCGGCAATCATCCCAAAGACGCGGCGATCGTTGCCGACGACATGCTGAAGGAATACGACAAGCGCTTTCCGCCTGAACCGGAAGACGAACATTACTTCGGATCGAAAGATGATTGATCCCGACGCGCCATGTCCGCCGCATTGCTGTTGCGATCAGCCGATTTGCTGCGATTGCGGCGAGCCGGTCGACCGCATGAACGGGTTTGACAGGCATTGCGAAGCGTGCGACGAAACCGACGGGCCGTTTTGCGAAGGCTGCGATTGCTGCGATGAATGCTGCAATTGTACCGAAACGGATTGCGATTGCGACGTATGCGAGGGAAGGCGCGAAAATGGAAACGATTGACGAACAGCGACGCGAAATTGCAGCGGCGAAGAACGTACTTCGCATGACTGCCAATCAAAAGACGTACAGCGTTCGCGCACTGTCGCTTATGACGCTTGGACGTGGCGCATTGATCGGCGCGCTTCGTCATGGCGGCTAAGGACGAATACACCGCAAGCGCCGGATGCAAGCAAGTTCGGTTGAACGGCGAGCATTACGCCGACGCGGTTGATCCTGAAGCTGCGCAAGCGATCGCATACGCCATGAATAGCGTCTATCTCGCGAAGCTTGGCCGCATATGTCCGACGTGCAAATGTCTAGGCGGCGGACACGCTGTCAATTGTGCCGAGCGATGAACGATCGTAAAGCTGCCGCGTGCGACGGCAAAACCCAATACATATCGCCGAACGAAGCCCACAACCAATTGAAGCGTCGTAAGAAAGGCCGCAAAATAATTCGCAACAACCGGGGCGAACCGTCGGTTTACAAGTGCCGTTTCTGCAAATTCTGGCATATAGGAAGACACCATTTATGACGCCGGATCAACTCGCACGATCGAACAGCGAACATGGGCATCAACGCGCGTTGTTTGCATGGGCGAACATTGCGGCGCGCTACGGCTTCAAAGCGGCATGGGATGATTTGTCGTATTCGAAGCCCGGCCATGCGATGAACACGTACGGCGAGAATGACGAAGCGATTGAATTGTTGCGAATGCACGCGATCGCCAACGGCGGCAAGCGCGACAAGATCACCGCTGGCAAGTTGAAGGCCGAAGGCGTCAAACCCGGCGTGCCTGATATCTTCCTGCCGCTTCCTATGCCCATGCCCGGCCCGAACCGTTGGGATAAGCGTCATTGTGGGCTGTACATTGAAATGAAGCGTCCGAAAGCAACCGGCCAAACCGCCGGATCAACGTCGGACGATCAAGACAGTTGGATCGTATATTTGCGATCCGCCGGATACGCCGTAGGGGTTTACTTCGATTGGCGCGCGGCTGCTAAGGACATTCAGCAATACGTTGAAAACGTCAATGAAAACAAAGGGTTGCCGAAAAGATAAGAGTTATCCCCAAGTTTTTCTTGACGCTCGGAACCGACAAGCCTAGCGGCTGTTGTTGCCGTGTCCCGTCAATAGGGGCGGGCACTCGCAAAAAGGAACCGGGCACATGGGAACTGAAAACAAGGGGTTCATTGGGAGCGGCAATCGCAACAACGCGCACTACGGGGAACCCAAAGCCCGCGTACTCGAACGTAGCGCTGAAATGCGCGACGTTATCGTTGTCGGCAAGGACGCCAACGGACAGCCGCAGATTTGGTCGACGTTGGACGATCGCCAAGTCGAAAGCCTGTTCAAGACGGCTTTCCCCGCACTCGCTGAATTGACGGATTAACCGAACGACGGTCGAACGACCGCCGGGGAAGCGGGTTGGCTGCGTCAACCCGCTTCTTTCCATTGAGGAACCGTCATGTTGATAAACGCCAACATCAACGTCAACGTTCACTTCCATTTCGGAAGCGAACAACAAGTCGAAAAGGAAATTGAAGTTATGTCCGACAAACTTGACGCCGCGATCGCAGCCGCACAACAGAATGCGCAAGAGGAAAGCAACGAACTTGACGCAATTCTGAACTTCATTACGAACAGCGTCCCGCAAATCACGTCGGCGGCAGTTGCCGACGCACTCGCCGCGAATGGCGTCGCTGAAGATCAGGCGATTGCCGCCGTTACCGCCGCCGAACAGTCTGTTCGGACGAAGATCGACACTATCGTTCAGGCGATCCCGGCGAATGCAACGACCGTCGTTACGACCGCACCGGCTGATACGACGACTTCAGCGATCGCCGATGCTACTGCCGCCCCGGCGGATCAGGGCGGCGATCAAGTGCAGTCTTGACGTTCGATCGGCGATAGGGGATAAGACGACTTCCGGTTGTCGTTTCCCCTTCAATCGGCCTTTGAACCTTGAACCCCTGTCGAGCGATCGGCGGGGGTTCTTGCTATCGGCTGTAACCCCTGACAACTTCCCAAGGGATCGGTTCGCCGCAACAGCGGCAAATCACCGGACGAACTTCATGTGCGCCGATCCATTGCGGATCGCGGCCTAACTGTCGCTGTTCGAAGTCGAACGACGCTAGTTTGCCGCGTGCGATAAGCAACTCTTGATCTTCGAACGTCTTTCGCGCTGTTCCGTGAAAACCTTGCGGCATGATCCACCCCCAAACGAAGGTTTCAACGTTCTTAACCATGTGTCAAGCGCGCTGCTAAAAATACTTGTTGACAACACGTCCGCATACGTCGTAACCGTCGCACGTTCAATCGAAGAAGGGATAAAAATGGCAAAGCTTACGTCGCTAGATCAATGCGCCGATCGCATTGAAGCAGCCTGTTTAGTATTGCAACCAACCGCTTTTATGGCGATCGCTGATCGCCTTCGTCGTAACGAAATCGATTTGCACGCGCTGTCACATATGAGGCGCGAAGCCGATCGGTTGATTGAAGGGCTGAATGCCGTCGAACGCATTCTTGCCGAATACCAAGGAAGGACCGGATAATCGCTGATTTGACGATCAACAAACGTTGAGATAAGCAACAGACATGCGCCCTGCTAAACGCCGTCGAACTGAACGTCGTAAAGCCCAATTCGGCGCGCGTCCGCCTTACGTTCCGCACGCGGGATCGACCGCTTCAAGCCGCCCTCTATCATGTGGGCAAGTCCGGCAAGTCGACGAATATATGTGCGCAGCTTGCGGCCTTCGTTGGGGAATAGACGAAGATCGTCCGCCCTGCCCACGATAGGGGAATTTTATGTCAAACGGTTGCGACGTATGCGACGGTTCCGGCTGGCTGATTAGCAGCCGCGATACAAGAGGGAAACCGCGCTTCAAACAATGCCCTTTTTGCAATGATCGCCGGAACCGAGTGTTTCGGTTCGCGTTCTTCGTCTTGTTGGCCGCTTTTATAGGCTTTGGCATTTATCTGTGGATAATTTGACAAACCCCCTAGACAAAGCGTAAGACATGATTCGCGCGACAAACCCGCCGCGCGAGGAACCTTCATAGGAACCGGGCACATGGGAACTGAAAATACCGCAGCGGCGTTCGCCGCTGTCTTCGCGAATAATGATTGTGAAGTGTTGATCGCATCCGTCGAAGATTGGGCGAACAAGCCCTATCGTACGCCGGAAAGCATACTTGAAGCCGTGCCGTGTCTTCAGTCAGGAATGCACGCGTTTTTCGCGCGCAAGGAAGACGAATGCCGCAAGGCATGGAAGACGCAAGAGGCTAAGGCATGGCAGGAAGCGCGAGCGACCTTCGATGCCGGAATGCGCGCGTTCGTAAGCGCAATCGCCAATCAACCGAACCCTGAAGACGTTCGGCCCGCAATTGGCGCGGGTTGGGGATCGCCGCCGAAGTCGGAAGCGCCGCCCCGCCCTTTCACGGATAGTTGGGGCCGTACGATCGCGCCTAAGCACGACGCGGTTCCAGTCACAGCGTAGTCCACCGGGCGCGCCTAGCTCCCTCCCCAACCCCCGCTAGGCGTCGGGGACGACCGACAGGCGGATCAGCAATGGTCCGCCTGTTTGCTTATTGACGATCCCGCCCCGACGGGCGCATAACGCGTCCGTAACCGGGGAAGGGCTTACAATGAATGATATGTCGCGGATCGGCGCAATGTCTCGCGTCGTCGCTGAAGGCTTCGACTATCAACGCGAAGCGGACAAAACATGTTCGATCGAATGGAACCCGCAGCACGTCGATTACGACGCATTCTTGAAAACGTTATCGCAGTTTGTCGATCTTTGCGGCGTGCTTAACGTTTACAAAAAGCTGTTGTTCAGGGGCAAGACGCCGCGTGACGTTGGATTGCCGGAACCGTCGTACAGCAAAACGCTTGCAGCGCATGGCGGCGCGATCCCGCCAGCTGAAATTGATCTTGTACATGGGATCATCGGTTCGGCAACCGAAGTCGGCGAACTTGCCGAAATTCTTCTAGACTTGCTTGAAGGTAAAGCCGCCGATCGCGTTAACGCAATCGAAGAAGCGGGCGACATTCGTTGGTATTTGAACCGCGTTCTTCGTTGGGCCGATTGCAGCGACCTTCAGTGCGAAATGACGAACATCGACAAATTGCACGGACGGCACGGATCGTCGTTCGACGTATTCCGCGATGCGAACCGCGATCTTGAACGCGAGCGCGCACGGCTTGAACAGTCAGTCGATCGCAACATTTCCGACGAACGCGCGCCGACGCTACCGCTTGGACCGTACGGCGACGAAGAACCGGAATGACGATCGATACGAAAGCGTTGATGCAAAAGTGTCGCGACAACCGCGACAAGCTTGACGCGTGCAAGCGACACTTCTTCCCCATGCCGCCGGGAACGCCGGTCAACCTTGGCGTCAAGCTGACATGCGAGCGGTGCGGCGGGCAACTCGATTTGGTTGCGATCAACTTCTATGTGCGCGGCTATGAAGCCGCCGGGGGCAGCGGCAACGACATTGTAACCGGCTGGCGCGAGCCTGAACCGCCTAAGCCGGAACGCCGCTACTTCGGACAGCCTGTCCCGCCTTCGGACGATTGACGCATTTATCGTTTGATCGTCGCTGCGATCTTCGCTAGAGCCGCCTAAGAAGGAACCGGGCGGTTGCTGACACACTCTGATTTGATCGGGCGCAAAGCCTTTGTTGAGCCGCGTAGCGGCATTCTGTGGGCAATCCTGCCCGACGGGACAATGGAGCAAGTCACAGCGGACGAAGGCATTGCGCCAGCGTACCGGAACCTAATCAACGCGTCGCTGTTGTTGTACAACACAAACGTTGTCGTCGCGAACGGCTTATCGGCAATCGCCGAATGGGCTGAAGCGACCGGCAATGATCGGATCGTTCACGCCGTAACGACTTTCGAAGCCAACCTAAACCTTGCTCGCGTTTGTGCGCTTGAAGGTTTAGAAAAAGTCGCCGCGCGGCAAAAATAATCGTTGACAACAGCAACGACCGTCGCATAAACCCGCCAAACCGCCGGGCAATTCAGCGGTTGAAGTTCAATCGAAGAAGGAAGGACGTACTATGGCAATCTCGAAAGCAAACGCCGCGCTTCTCGCGACGATCGTTACCGCAATGGCGAACGACGCTACGCCGTACCACATGGTTACGGAAGCCGAAGTCGCCAAGTTGGTAAAGGATGGACTTGTTGAAACCAACGCGGAAATTCGCGATGGTGACAAGATCGCCGCCCGCGCTACCACGAAGGGAATTGAAGTGAACACGACTGAAACGGGCAGTTCCAACAACGGCGGCGGTGCCGCAACGACTTCTTCGTTCGCGATCGACGACGGAATTACGATGCCGCCTTCGCGCGGCGGTCGTAATCGCAGCGTCTATCCGTTCGACGCTTTGACCGTCGGACAGTCCTTCCACGTTCCGGCGTCGGAAGCGAAGCCGAACCCGGCCAAGTCGCTTGCGTCGACCGTTTCGAGCGCGAACAAGCGCAACGCCAAGGAAGGCGGTTCGGGCTTCAAGTTCGAAGTCCGCTCCGTCGACGCCAGCGATCCGCGCGGCGCTGGCGCTCGCGTGTGGCGCATCGCCTAACGTTCCAACCGGAACGATCGGAAGCCCCGGCGGTTTATTTGCCGTCGGGGCTTTTCTTTTGCCCACAATTCGGCGACAAGTTCGATGGGGATTGTATGAGGGCGTTTATCATGGTTTCGGGGGTCGACGGAGCGGACTACACAGTTCGCGAAATGATTATCGAAATGCGCGGAACGGTTAACCGTACCGCCGACGACGTAGCGTCGCTTCGATCGAACCAAGACAACCTAGCGCAGCGGATCGGCACGATTGAACGCGACAACGCATTCAATCGCGGACAGAAAAGCGGTTTCGAACGCGCCGTCAAAGCGGTTTACGCACTCGCGACGGTTAGCGGAATTGGGGGGATTGCAGCAGCCTTCAAAATTCTGCTAATGCACTGATCCGGGGGGTTCGGATCATGCTTGCACGTATTGTCGCTTTTCTTCGCCGTGTTCGCGGCGACTTCGAAATGTCGGTTCGCGAAAGCTTCCGACTGTACTCGCAAAAACTGAACGCGCTAATGACGCTGTTCGTTCTTCCGTACATCATCGCCAGCAACGGCGGCTTCGTCGCATCGATCGTCGACAAGCTTCCTGAAGGTTATCGAATGATCCTTGCGCCGTTCGTCGGCGGGATCGCCTTCATGCTTGTGACATGGGCGCGCTTGCGGGTTCAGCCGACGCCGCCGACGCCGAATGCCTAGCGTTGTCGAACAAGCGGAAGCTGAAGAAGCGAAAAAGCCGTCGCCGGGGAAGCGAGCAATCCCCGGCGTCTTTCTCGCGATCATCGCAAGCACTATCGCAATCGAAGGCGGTTACGTCCGCAATCCAAGCGATCCCGGCGGCGAAACAAACATGGGCGTTACGAAGGTCGTTGCTCGCCAAAACGGCTATCAAGGGCCGATGCGAACGCTACCGCGTGAAGTCGCCGAAAGCATCTATTATGACAAATACATCGTCGAACCCGGATACGAACCACTAGTCGCGATCGACGCGCCGGTTACGGAAGAACTGTTTGATACGTCCGTCAACATGGGCACGTATCGTCCGTCCAAATGGTTTCAGCAATCGACGAACGAATTGTGCGGCGCGCGGCTCGCCGTCGACGGCAAGGTTGGACCGGCTGCGATTGCGGCGTACAAGGCGTGCCAGCCCCGGCTAGGCGCGGCTCGCCTCTGTGTGGGCACGCTGAACAGCCTAGACAGCAAGCAAAAAGCGGAATACGAACGGCTTGTTCGCGTTAATCCGAAATTGAACGTCTTCCTTAAGGGTTGGCTTAGAAACCGGATCAATAACGTCGATCGCCGCAAGTGTTCGGAAGGACGATAAATGAACGCTGTTGAAGACGTAGCGCTTGCCGCCGTACCGGGCGGATCGGGACTGAAGCTTGCGTTGAAATTCGGGCCGTTTATCGCTATCGCTTTGCTGCTAGGGTTCATCCTTTGGCAGCGTAACACGATCAGCGAACAGAAAGGCTCGCTTCACGTTGCGCAACAGCAAATCAACGACTTGAACGCCGCGAATGCGTCGGCGCAAGTTACGATCAACAGCTTTTCGCAACAGCGGATCGACAACGACGCAATCGCCGACGCCGTAGCAAAACGGCTTGACACTAACCGGGCGCAAACCGAAGGACAGCGCCAAGCGATAAGGACCGCAAGCAATGATCCGAAGGTTCGCGATTGGGCTAATCAGCCTGTCCCTAGCAGCGTGCGGAACGTTCTCGAAACACGTTAAGCCGATCGCGTACAGCGCGCCCCCGGCGGACGTGCCGGACGCTGCGCTTGTGTCGCCGTGCGATACGTCGAACAACCCTACGCCGACGAATGGTGCTATGGCGGACGAACTTGCACGTAACCGGGGGCAACGTAATGACTGCGCAGCCCGTATGGACGGCGTTCGCCAATGGCGATCGGATGCGCTGAAAAGAGCGTCAAAAGCGAAAAAGCCGCATTGATTGAAGGATTGCGTTCGGTTAACTATACGTCATGTCTTGGCACCTATCCGGCCCGCCGATCCTTGAAGGCGAAGACGAACGCGAGTTGAAGCTTGCGTTCGCTCGCTATTGCTTCGAAAATCCCGGCCTTGAACGCGAAGCCGGATATCACGTCTTCCCCGGACGCGACAATTTCGGGCGCGCGTTGCAAGCGCAAGCATGGATACACGATCCGATTGTTCGCGCCGAACTTAACGCCATGCGCGGCGACGAAGACGCGGTTGACGAACGCTGTCCGTCCAAAGCTGATCTTGAAAGCGAAGCTTGGGATATCGCTCGCAATCCCGCCGTCGACGCCAAGGATCGCATTGCTGCAATTCGCCTAGCCGCTGAAATGCAAGGCGCAATTCAGAAAGGACCGGCGGTAGCGATCGACAACCGAACGATCAACGTACTTCGCGTGCCGACACGCGATGTAACGCCGGAAGACGACGCCGACTTTGATTTGAAGTTCAAAGCGCAACAGACGAAGCTAGTCGCCGATGCGCGTTCCGCCCGACAAATCGCAGCGTAATAAATGGGGACAGGCGATCGCGGGCGCTGTAGTCGGCGCTGCGATCCTTGCTGCGCAACCGGCGCAAGCTGATCCACAACCGACACAAAACGTCGCTTGGGGCTTCCTTAAGGGAACGTCGCAAGAATTCGCGTTGCGAACGAACGCGAGCCATATCCTATATCACGGCACGCGCGGTCCGGGGAAAACGGATTGCCAGCTTGTGCGTTTCGCGCAGAATGTGGGGATAGGTTACGGTTCGTATTGGCGCGGCGTAATCTTCGATCGAAAGTACAAGAACCTTGACGACTTGATTATCAAGTCGAAGCGTATCTTTCGTTCTATCTTCGGCGATCGCTGCAAATTCCTTGAAAGCAAGGGCGATTACAAATGGGTTTGGGATACCGGCGAAGAACTAATGTTTCGCCAGTTCTTGAAGCCGGACGATTATTGGAACTATCACGGACAGGAATTCCCGTTCATCGGTTGGAACGAACTTTGTAAGTATCCGACTTCCGATCCGTACGATAGCATGATGAGTTGCAACCGTTCGTCTTGGACGCAAGACAAAAACGGCGTATGGCTTGAAGACGAAAAGCGTTGGAACCTTCCGCCGATCCCGCTTGAAGTCTTCAGTACGACCAATCCGTACGGTCCGGGCCACAATTGGGTTAAGGCGAAGTTCATTGACGTTGCGCCGTTTGGCGAAAAGTACATTACGACGGTTAAGGTATTCCATCCGGCGTTGAAGCGTGAAGTTGAAGTTCAACGCAAGCAAGTTTCGATCTTCGGTTCGTACAAAGAAAATCCGTATCTTGATCCGCTCTACATTGCGGAACTCGAAAGCATTACCGATCCGAACAAGCGCGCGGCTTGGCTTGAAGGCGATTGGGATATTGTTGCTGGCGGCGCGTTAGACGACGTTTGGCGCAAGGAAAAGCATATCTTACCGCGCTTCCCTGTTCCGCATACGTGGCGCGTCGATCGCGCGCTAGATTGGGGCAGTTCGCATCCGTGTTCAATCGGTTGGTTTGCTGAAGCCAACGGCGAAGAAGCCGTTATTGAATTCAGCGACGGCACGATCCGCACATTCTGTCCGCCCGCCGGAACGCTGATCCAAATTGGCGAAGTGTATCGGACGGAGAAGATCGGATCGAACAAAGGCAAGGTTGAAAGCGCCGCGACGGTTGCGCAGCACATTATTGATTATGAAGTTCAGCTTATGCGCGACGGTTGGATTGAAAACCAACCTTGGCCGGGACCGGCGGACAACCAAATTCGCGACGTACGCGAAATTGACGTTGATACGATCGAAAAGAAGTTCGCCGATAAGGGCATTCGTTGGGAACAGTCCGACAAGTCGCCCGGCTCGCGCAAGAACGGCTTGCAGTTGATCCGCGATCGGTTAGAAGCGGTGTTGAAAGGCCGCGAAGAACCACAGCTTTACTTCATGGACAATTGCCGGGCGTCGATCGCAACGTTGCCCACGCTACCGCGCGACGAAGACGATCCCGACGACGTTGACACGGAAGCCGAAGATCACCCTTACGATATGGTTCGTTATCGTGTACTGAAGGGGGCGAACCGGCTCGCGAAGGGCTTGAAGACGAAGCACGCGACTTAGGTTTTGGGGGGATTTAATGCCGAACGTAGTCTTCATTCATCCCGACGTGCGCAAGTTGCTTCCGTCGTATGAAACGATCCGCGATTGCCTTGACGGCGAAGTTCAAATCAAGTTTCGCCGAACCAAGTATCTTCCAATGCCGAACCCGGACGACATGTCCGCCGAAAACGTCGCACGGTATAACGCGTATATCACGCGCGCCGTATTCTATAACGTAGCGCAAAACACGCAAGCCGGACTTGTCGGACAAGTGTTCATGCGCGAACCGGCGGTCAAGATACCGTCGACGCTTGACGCGGTTGTTACCGATGCGACCGGAACCGGCGTGCCGCTCGTACAGGAAGCGCAGCGCGCTACCGGCTATGTTGTGGGCTTTGGCCGGGCCGGGTTGTACGTCGACTTCCCCGCGACGAACATTGCCGACACGTCGACGCAAAACGGGCAGGGAACCGTTGAAGGCGTCGAAAACGCCGTTACGCTCGCCGACATTGAAACCGGCGACGTACGCCCGACAATGCGCGTAATTCCGCCTTGGGATATCATCAACTATCGCGTCATTCGTCGCGGTGCGAAGATTGTCCTTTCGCTCGTCGTCTTTCGCGAAGACGCGATCATTGACGACGACGGGTTCGAAACCCGCAAAATGGATCAGTGGCGCGTTCTTCGCTTGGACAAGGACGGCTTTTACGTAATCGAAGTCTATCGTACACGAACCGGCAACAAGCCGGACGAAACGTACATTCCGACGGACGCGGCGGGCAACCGTCTAAAGGATATCGGCTTTACGTTCATGGGCGCGTTCAACAACGAACCGAAGCCCGGTCCTATGCCGATGTACGCGCTTTGCGCGCTGAACGTCGCGCACTATCGCAACAGCGCCGATTACGAAGAAGCCGTCTATCAGCTTGGACAGCCTACCGCATGGTTCGGCGGGCTTACCGAACAATGGGTCAAGGAAGTGCTAGGCGGCGTTATCCGTCTAGGCTCGCGCACCGCTATTCCGCTACCGGCGAATTCAAGCGCCGGGTTGCTTCAAGTTGAGCCTAACACAATGGCGAAAGAAGCAATGGATCAGAAAGAAGCGCAAATGATTGCGCTTGGCGCGAAGCTTGTCGAAGCGTCGCAAACGCAACGCACCGCGACGGAAGCGGATTACGACAACATTTCCGAAACGTCGATCCTGTCTTCAACCGCAAGCAACGTTAGCGAAGCCTTCGAATGGGGGCTTCAGTACGCTTCGCAGTTCGTCGGCGCGAAAGACGAAACGATCGAATACGACTTGAACACGGAATTCGATCTAGTCAACCTTACGCCGGAAGAACGCCGCCAGCTTATCAGCGAATGGCAGTCCGGCGCGATCACCTTCGAAGAAATGCGCGACAACCTTCGTCGCGGCGGCATTGCAACGCTTGACGACGCGGCGGCGAAGACGAAGATCGCAGCCGAAAACGCCGAACGCATGGCCGAAGAAGTTGCCCACGCGGCGGCGCTCGCCGCGCCCGGCGGTAACGTTGACAAGAACGCTGATCCCGCCGCTGCGCAGTAATGGCGTCGCTACTCGATATTACGCTTCGTCGGCAAATATACGTCGAAGGGCTGAAGTTCGGACGTGCGTTGAACGTGCATGTCGCGATCTTGAAGCTTAACGACGAATTGCGATCGCAGCTTGCACAAGTCGACTTCAAGGACTTGTCCGATCTAACGCAAGTTGAATTGCGGAAGCTGATCCGTCGATTGAAGGACGCCGCGAAGCGTATATTCGATCCTTGGTTGTCGACGTTGCTTGATTGGCTTCGCGATTACGTCAACGCCGATCACGATATGCTTTACCGGCTGTACAACAGCGCCGGGCACGGCGACGGCGTTCCCGACGATCGCAAAGACAAGAACGCGTTGTTCGCCGCTTACTCGCGCGTGCCTATGGCGGCGACGGGCACGCTTGCCGTTCCGTTCCTTACTGCGATCGGCCTTATGGCAGCGGTCAAGATCGAACGCGCGGTTATGATTGCGAAGATGAACCGTGCGTCTAAAGACGATTTGATCCGCGCGTTGACCGGCTCGCCCCAACTAGGGCGCGGCGGTACGACAGACGAATTGGATCGCGCGGCGAAAGCGGCAACGAATACGGTTCTTGCGCATTTGGCAGCGCAAGTTAGCGACGACGTATCCGGCAAGCTGTTCGGCCATTATCAATGGGTTTCGATACTCGACAATCGCACAACGCCGATTTGCATTGATCGCAACGGTAACGTGTACGTGTACGGCAAGGGTCCAATGCCGCCCGCGCACGTCAATTGCCGATCGACAACCGTTCCGTTGCTTGACGGGGCGGCGATCGACGTTCCCGCGACGTTCAAGTTGTGGGCAGATTTGCAGCCGTCCGAATTCGTGAAGGACGCACTAGACGGACGGTTAACGGCGGCATATGAAGGTACTTCAGCCCTTTCACTTGCCGACTACATCGCGAAAGAAAGGCTGATCGGAGCTTAACCGGGAAGGACAACCAATGGCAGTCAAGTTCAAGATTACTAAGGCGCAATACGACGCGCTTTCGGACGAACTCAAGAAAGAATACGTCGCGGGCGACACAGACGGCGAATTCGTTCTTGACGTGAACGGCTTACCGGAACCGGAAGATACCGGCCCGCTGAAGCGCGGCCTTGAAGCCGAAAAGAACAAAACGAAGGAACTGAAGCGCTCGCTTGACGAAGCCAAGGCGAAGCTTGCCGACGTGCCGGACGTGGAAGCGATCAACAAGGCGCACGCCGAAGAAAAGGCGAAGCTTACGAAGTTCGTCGACAAGACATTGAAGGAAAGCGTTGCGAACGGCCTTGCCGCGAAGATCAGCACCGCCCCGACTTTGCTCGCGCCGAAGATCGCGGAGCGTATCGCCGTCGACATGACCGGCGACGAACCGAAGACGGTTTTTCTCGGCAAGGACGGCAAGCCGGACGCCAATCTAACACTCGAAAAAATTCGCGACGAAGTAGTTGCAAATCCCGAATACAAGTCTATTATCATCGCATCGAAGGCAAGCGGCGGCGGTGCCCCGGTGTCGACGATCAAGCCCCTTGGCGGCGGTGCCCCGAAGGACGGCGAACAAGGCAAATTCGATGCGTCGACCGCAAGTGGTAAAGACCTTGCCGCCGCGATCGCAGCAAAGAAGGAAGCCGCAGCGCAACAACAATAGGGCGCGCAGTTCGATCGTTCGTAATACGGCGAAGACTGCGCGATTTGGGGGTTTCAATGGCACTTTCCGATCTTGCAGTCTTTTCCGAATACACTTACGAAGCCATGACGGAAGTTTTGGCGCAGCAAGTGGATTTGTTCAACGCCGCGTCCGGCGGAACGATCATTCTCGCAGCGGGCGCACATCAGGGCGACTACAGCGATACGGCCTTTTGGGCCGCTGTTCAGGGACTTGTCCGCCGTCGTAACGCATACGGCGCGGGCGCTGTCGCTGAAAAGAACCTTCAGCATCTTGTTGATACGATGGTGAAGGTTGCCGCTGGCACGCCCCCGGTTCGCATCGATCCTTCGCAGTTCGAATGGATACAGCGCAATCAGGAAGAAGGCGGCGCGGTTTACGGACAGCAGCTTGCCAAGGCGACGCTCGCCGACATGCTGAACACCGCGATTGCCGCATACGTCGCGGCGACTGTCGGACACGCCGACGTTCTTTACGACGGCACCGCCGACAAGGCGAAGCTTACCACGCTGAACGAAGGGCAGCGGAAGTTCGGCGATCGTTCGACGGACCTTCGCGCTTGGCTCATGCATTCCGATTGCATGTTCGATATCTTCGGCGCGGCACTGGCGAACACGGAACGTCTGTTCACGTTCGGCACTGTCAACGTTCGTACCGACGGTTTCGGTCGTCCGTTCATTGTGACGGACAGCGACAACTTGACGTACCCGGACGACGACGGCGCCGGTCCGCACGTTGCGGGCAAGTACATCGCCGGCCTTACTTCGGCTGCGATCCGCGTCGACATGAACGGCGACTTCGTTCAGAACGTGCAGACGCTGAACGGTGACGAGAATATCAAGCGTACGATCCAGTCGGAATGGTCGTACAATCTCGGCATCAAGGGTTACGCTTGGGATAAGACGAACGGCGGCAAGTCGCCGAACGACGCGGCCCTTGCGACCGGCACGAATTGGGATCGCTACGCAACGTCCTTCAAGGACACGGCGGGCGTTCTTATCAAGGTTCAGTAACCGCTGAACCGCGGATTGGGGCGGTCGCAAGTCGATCGCCCCATTTCGTGCAACCGCCGCAATCGTCAACTTAACCGGGACAACGAATATGATCCGCAGTTTGAAGAAGGTTCTTTACTTCATCGCCGGGCCGGTTCCTTCGGACGCTGAACGCGAAGACGCCGAACAGTATTTCAACGGCAAGTCGACCGTCGCATTCCGCAATGCGAGCAAGGTCAACAAAGACGAAGCGATCGAAGCCTTCGATATCGTCGCCGGGCGCGTCCCGGCCAACTATGCCGCCGCTGCGCTCGAAAAGGGCGAAGACGCCATGAAGGGCGCGCCGATCGTCGACGCCGCCACGGTGCCCGCCGGAAGCCCGCTGGAAGGCAAGGACGACGGGAAGGGCGCTGGCAAGCCCGGCGCGGCTCCCAAGCCGCCTGAAGGCAAGCCGGACGCCGGTTGGAAGCCTAACGCTTAACAGGGGGCGGGGGAAGTCGCGTGCCGCTGATCGTAGAAGATGGAACGGGGACAAATCCGGAAGCGAACAGCTACGCTGATCGCTCGGCTTTGATCGACTATGCAGCGGCACGCGGCGTAACGCTTGCCGACGACGAAACGACGGATATCCTTGCAATCGCTGCAATGGATTATCTCGAAAGCAAGGATTACAAGGGCGATCAAGTTAGTACGACGCAACCGTTGCAATGGCCGCGCGGAAGCGTCGTATTGACGACAACGACAAGCGACGTTTACGGTTCGTTTCCGACGCCTGTTTTCGCACCGTCGGACGAAGTTCCGGCGGGGATAAGCAAAGCGCAATGCGAACTTGTTCTTCAAGCGAAGAACGGCGTTTCGCTGTTGCCCACGCGAGCCGCCGGACAGATTATCAAGTCTGAAAAGCTTGACGTAATCGAAACCGAATACTTCGAAAACGGCGGACTTATCATGCCGCTTATGCCGCGTGTCGACGCACTGTTGAAACCGTTCTTGAAGGTTGGGTTCGGGCCGCTTGCGGCGGTCCGTGCCTAATGGACATTAACCGCGCGATCGCGACCGCTAAGCGGTTGATCGAAGCGAACGGACAGTCGGTCCTTTGGCGCGTGCCGTTTCGTGCATCGCCGGTCGATCAGCCTTGGCGCGATACGGAAGCGGGCGATCCGATCGATACGCCGGTCAAGATATTGTGGGTTACGCCTAAGTTTCGAACAATGGCATTCCTTCAATTGCTGAAGGGCACTGACATTCCGATCGGAACCGAAGAAGCGCTTATGCCCGCGTATGCGTTCACGCCGGATCAGACGGATTTGCTAGTCGTCGACGGCGTTGAACAGTCGCTTTATCGGATTGATCCGTTGAAGCCGAACGGCGTTCCTGTCTTTTATCGACTGTACGTCAATCGCGCGGGGGCAGCATGATCGATCAAGCTTCAGCGCTAGACGACATTCGCGCGCACTTCCTCGCCGGTTGGAACGCTTCGACGGTTCTTGATCCAATGCCGCCGATCCGTTGGCAGGGCAAACCGGACGCGACGCTTCCGCCGGACTTTTACGCGTACTTCGCGCACCGCATTTTGAAGTCGCCGCAAGACGCGTTTATGACGGATACGGGCGGCGGTTCGAAGCCGGTTTACGAAACGGACGGCTTGCTTTCGATCACGGTTTACGCCGGAATGAAAGCGGCGGACGCGAACCACATTGGCGGCTTGCTTGCGCAGCGTGCGCGAGATATATTCCGGGGCAGCGAAACAAACGGCGGCGTTTGGTTCCGCAACGCACGGTCCGATGAACTTGAAAACGACGGTCAACATTATCGATATCTCGTAACCGTCGCGTTCACGTTTTCCGAGATAGGGGGTTAAAATGACGATCGAAAAGCAAGACAGTAACGTTGTCGGACTAAACATCGCGCGAGCGCAGCCGGACGGCACGCTTGGCGCAAATCCGGTTTTTCGCCAGCGCGAGCCGAACACCTTTTCGGACATGGGCGGCGACTATAAGTCGACCGCGCGTCGTCCGTTCAATCCGACGCGCCAGCGACGCAAGGGAACGATCGTCGATCTTGACGCGAAGGGCGGCTATACCGAAGACGTAACCGCGTCGAACATGGTCGATATCGTCGAAGACGCGTTTTACGCCAACGCGCACCGCAAGCCGAACCAAACCGGCGTTGCCGCTGTTGCCGCAACCGACGATTACACCGTTGGCGATAGCACCGGCTTTCACGTCAATTCGCTGATCCTTGGTAGCGGCTTCGCGAACGCCGCGAACAACGGCCTTCACGTTCTTGACGCGATCACGGACGGAACGCACATTTCGACGGCGGACGCGCTTGTTGACGAAGCGCTGAACGCGGAAGCAACCGTTGAAGTTGTGGGCTTTCAGTTCCCGGCTTCCGACGTTGCCCTTACGGTTGTCGGCGGCGTCCTTCGCCTGACTTCGGCGACGGTCGACATGACGACGCTTGGCATGATCCCCGGCGAATGGGGCTTCCTTGGCGGCGACGCCGCCGGGACGCACTTCGACGACATGCCGCCCGCGTACGTTCGCGTTTCGGCAGTCGCGGCGGATCATATCGACTTCGACAAGACTTCGGCAACCGCAGCGGCGGACGCCGGGGCCGGGAAGACGATCCGGCTGTTCTTCGGCACGGTCGTTCGCAACGAAGCCGATCCCGACTTGATCGTTCGACACGAACTGTACGTCGAACGCTTGCTTGGCAACGACGGCGACGGCGTTCAGTCCGAAGTTATCGAACGGGCGATCGTCGACGAACTGAATTGGACTTCGCCGCTTGCCGAAAAGGTCAACGTCGATATCAAGCTTATGGGCTTGGCGCATACGACGTACACCGGCGCGGAAGGTCCGCTTTCAGCGCAGCCCGGCGCTACGCTTCTTCCGGCGTTCGGCGAAGACGCGATCAACACTTCTTCGAACCTTTTCCGCGCGCGACTGAATATCGTCGACGGCACGCTTTCGCCGACGCCGTTGTTCGCTCGCGTTACCGAATGGAATATGGACTTCAAGAACAACGCGTCGATCGACAAGGCGCAAGGCACGCTTGGCGGCTTTGACAGCACGGCGGGCATGTTCGAAGTGTCCGGCAAGATCAAGGCGTACTTTACGACGGTTGCCGCTATTTCGGCGATCCGCAACAACAACGACGTAACGTTCGACGCGATCTATTCGAAGAACAACCGTGCGATCGCGCTCGACATTCCGTTGATCCAGCTTGGCGGCGGACTTGCGACGATCGAAATGGACAAGCCGATTTTCCTTCCGCTGAATATGGATGCTGCACAGCATCCGTTCGGCCATACCGCGCTTGTAACGTTCTTCAGCTACGTTCCGAACGCGGCGCTGGCTTAACGCTTGCTTCGCCTCTAAAGGCGTCGTAAGCAATGACGGGCGGGGGTTTCGATCCCCGCCCGTTTCTATACCGGGGAAGGGCAATCAATGGGACTTCGTAAGAACTTCGCGACCGATCGCGCGCTTGAAAACGACGGCGTTGAAATTGACGTTGATATCAACGAACACAACAATTTACCGATCAAAATTCGCGTCGCGCGTATGTCGAAGTCGAACAAGCGTTACGCTAAGCGGCTTGAAGAAGCGACACGCCCGCATCAGTCCGCAATCGCGAACGAAACGCTGGATCAGGAACTTGGTTCGAAAATCCTTCGCGAAGTGTTTGTCGATAGCATCCTTCTAGGATGGTCGAACCTTCCGAAGTCGGAATTGACCGGCGATCCGAAGGAAACCGCCGATCTTCCGTTCAATCGCGAAAACGCACTGAAGCTGTTCGAAGAACTGCCAGACGTTTACGACGATTGGGAAGCCCGCGCGAAGAAGGCCGCGAACTTCCGCGAAGCCGAACGGACTTCGAACGCAAAAAACTAACCGACGTTCTTCTTCATACGCTTCAATGGCCGGAAGAAGAAGAACGCGCCGTCCGCCGCGACTGCGCTAGGGATCGAAGCGAATTGCCGAAGGCGTTGCAAAACGTCCCGGTTCTTCGCTTCGGCCTTGCGCTCTATTTTAATGCCTTTTGGGATTTGGACACGGAACGCGATCGGCTTAAGCTTGATCCGATCGCGCGTTCAGCCGTGTTTCAGTACGCCGTTGATTACGACTTCGACGAATGGCAGTCCGACGATCTTTGGTTCTACATTCGACGAATGGACATGACGGCGCTTAAATGGCAAAAGGAACAGAAGCCGCCGCCAACGGGGGAATGAATGGGCGATCTTTCAACGCTTGCAACCCGTATGCGTGGGCTTGCCCAAGCGATCCCCGATCGGGCGTCTAGGATCGCGGCGGACACGGCAAACGCGGTTATGGCCGTCCTAGAAGCCCCGCCTCCGGAAGGAACGCCGGTCGACACGTCACAAGCCTTGTCCAACTGGCAAGTCGGTTTGAACTCGCCGGTCGACGATCGAATTCCGCCGCTTGTGCCCGGCCAAAAGGGTTCGACGCAAGCCGCTTCGTCGACGGCGGCACTGGCGATCGCGGAACAAACGCTGTTGCTGAAGAAGGCTGGCGAAACGATTTACATTTCGAACGCCCTGCCTTACATTCGCCGCCTGAATGACGAGGGTTACAGCCCACAATCCGACCACTTCGTTGAACGGGCTGTTCTAGCGGGAAAAGCTTTCCTTGCAACGGCGCGGGGGCGACTGTTCAAGGACTAGCGCGGGGGGAATGAATGTCCGGTTCCGACGATCGTATTGACGTAGTTGTAACGGACGGCGTTGATCCCAACGTTGCGCTGAAACTAAATGCGATCGCCGATAGCGCGGATCGCGGTCAAGCGTCTGTACTGAAGCTGAAAGCCGAACTTGCCGCGATCACCGCGACGCCGGTTCAAAAACTTGCCGCCGAAACGGAAACCGCAACGGCGACGATCAACAAGCAACTGTCGACGCAATCGGCACTCGCCAAAGCAACCGACGCAAGCGCAGCGTCCGACGTAAAAGCCGCAACGACGAAGGGCAGTCTTACGGCTGCGATCGACGCTGAAGCCGCCGCGCAAGCCCGGCTCGCCGCCGTCATTGACAAGACGATCGCGCGACAGGAAGCCGCTAACGCTGCCGCCGCGTCGACGACGTTCGCCAAGGGCGGCAACCCATTTCAGGGCGAAGCCAACCTTGCGGCGCAAGCTGCTAGTGTGGGCAGCGCTGCTAAGGCAATGGAAGCGTCTGTCGTCGAAAGCGAAGTCGCAACCGTTAGCAGCTTTGGCCGGATCAAGAACGCCGCGTTGAACGCGTTCGACTTCCTTCGCGATGCTCTTTACGCGCAAGGGGCGAAGTTCCAAGGTTTCTTAGGCGCTGGCGGCGTAGCGACGATCGAAAATGAAGCGGGCGCGATTGAAAAAGTCGGAACGACCGTCAAGACTAACTCGCGCGCGATCACTGAAAGCCTTGTCCTTGTCCGCGAAGGAATGCGCGGCAACTTTACGCGCATGGCCGGATCGGCGTCGATCCTTGCGGGCGCGCTTGGCATTCTGAACGCTGCGATCCCCGTTGCAATCGCCGGACTTGTCGGCTTCGCCGCTGCGAAAATTTCATTGAACACGCAAGCCGAACAAGATCATTTGAAAGCGTACGCCGAAAGCTTGGGCTTGACCGAAAAGGAAATGCGCAAGCTAAAAGATACGACCGTCGACGCGTCCGGCGCGCTGAAGTCGCATAACGATTTGCAAATCACGTTCGGCGACGTATTTCATGGCGTCGTAAAGACGATCGAAGACGGCGTTAAGTCGATCGGCGATTATTACGGCGTAACGTCGCAAGAGGCAGCGGACTTCACGTCGAACGCGATTACGTTCCTGAAGGACTTCTTTTCGTACATGGTCGGCGGCGTGTACGCGACCGGCAAGTTCATTTATACCGAAGTAGTCAATATTTTCACACTTGCGTACGATACAGGACGTGTTGCGGGCAACGCGATTTACGTCATGTACGCCACATTAGCGAACGGTGTTATTGCGCTGTTCAACGGCGTCGCAACGATCGCAAATGCCGTTTCGAACGGGCTTGGCAAAGGCGACGTTCTTACCAAAATGGAATATTTGGACGGTCGACTTGGCAACATTACAAACGGGTTGAAGGGCTTTAAGGGCGAAGACTTTTTCGGCGATGTTCGGAACGGAGCGCAAGCGACGAACAAGGTATTGGATCAGACGGCGAAGAACATTCGCGGTGCCGCCGACGCGCGCGTGAAGGCGGAAGCCGACGCGATCAAAGCGAACCGTAATCCCGCCAAAGCCAAGCACGATCCGAAGACGAAGGAAGACTATTTAGACGACACTAACAAAAAGCTTGACGACGAACTGTCGCGTATGTCGCTACTGAAGGACGCGCGCGAGGAACAACAGCGCTTGGATCAAATCGAAGAAGAATTTCAAAAGCGCCGCCAGCCGCTTACGCAAGCCGAAATTGACGGCTTCAAAAAGAAAATCGACGCAATCATTCAGTACAAGTATCAGCAAGCGGAAATGGATCGGATTTACGAGCAAGTGTCCGGCCCACAACGCACGTACAACGCGACGATCGCGGCTGCGAACGACCTTCAGTCGCGCGGCGTGATTACGACTGCGCAGTATAAGCAAGCGCTCGCCGACGCAACGCTTGCGCTCGCTAATTCGAAAGGTCCGACAGACAGCGCGATCGTAGCGTACGACACGCTGCAAGACAAGCTTGCCCAAATCGCTGTTTGGCAAGAAAACTTTGTCAAGTCGAACGGGAAGTTCGGGATCAGTCAGGCTGAAGCCGCGCAACAGACGAACATTGCGAACCGCGCGTATCAAGAAGCGATCGATCCGCTGTTTCAAATGAAAAACGCAATGACGGATGCGATGAACGCTGCGAAGCTTTACGGCGACGAAGTTCAGCAAAATGCCTATTATCAGCAAATCCGCAATCAGCTTCTTCAGAAGGGCATTGTAATTTCGCCGACATACGTTGCCGGGATAAATGCGCAAGTTGACGCGTTGATGAACCAAAACAAGCAACTTCAGCTTCAGCAAAAAATTCAGTCGACCGTCGCGAACATCGTCAATCCGATGCTGCAAGATCGCGAAATGCTTTCAAACAAGCAAAAGTATTACGACGAACTAAACCGCATGGCCGATCAGTACAATTTGAGCGAAGCGCAGCGCGCACAAGCCCGCTACGCGCTCGAAATGCAGTTTAACCAAAATCGGCTTCAGGCAATGTCCGACACGTTCGGCCAACTCGCGCAACTGTCTTCGTCCGGCAACAAAAAGCTGGCGATGATCGGAAAGGCCGCTGCGATCGCGCAAGCGACAATTGACGGTATCATGGCTGTTCAGAAAGCGCTTGCGAGCGCCCCGCCGCCGTGGAACGTGATTGAAGCTGGCGTAATCGGCGCTATGACAGGCGTTAACGTCGCGAAGATCATTTCAACCCCCGTAGGCAGCTACCGCGACGGCGGCGACTTCATTGTTCAGGGCAACGCCGGGATCGACAAAAACAATATCAACATGGACGTATCGCGCGGCGAGCGCGTAACGATCCAAACGCCGGAACAACAGCGCCAAGCGGCGAAGGGCGGCGGCGCTGCGAAGCCTGTCCTTGTTCAACCGAAGATCGTAAATATCATTGATCCGAAAATGGCGCTTGACGCCATGTCTAGCCGCGACGGCGACGGCGTAATTATGAACTTTATCGAACGCAACGCATCGCAAATTCAAAGGGTTCTTTCCTAATGGCGCATACGACCGGAACAGCAACCGACTATCACGATCTTTTAGCTAAGCTAGAAGCGTATTTGCTCGCGCAAGGTTGGACAATCAACGATTACGCGGCTGGCGCGACAATCACTGATCCGTCGCACTTGTACGTTACTGCGCCGGGCAACGTCGGCGGACAGAAACCGAAGATCGCAATTCTAACCGATTGCAACACGGTTGCGAACGCGTACGGTTGGCAAATTTGCGCGTATCCGAATTACGATCCCGCTCGCGCGTTCGGCACGCAAGACAACAACAGCCCGATCATTCACTATTGTTTGTGGCAAAACGCAATCGATTATTGGTTCTACGTCAACGACACGCGGTTCATTGTCGTTGCGAAGATCGGCGTATATTATATCAGCATGTACGCCGGGTTCTTCCTGCCGTATGCGTTGCCCACAGAATATCCTTATCCGTATTTCATTGGCGCGACGTTCTCCACACTTCAACCGTACAACTTGAACAACGCCGGAATGCGATCGTTTTGCGATCCGGGTTACGGGGCAGCGTACTACTTCCGCCGATCGCTAAGTTGGGGCATGTTCGACAACTCGCTTCAGGAAGGCAACAGCGACGACGCTTACGCCGGTTACAACGGGCCTGTCATTTGGCCGTACCGCACGCCGTACGGCGATAGCAGCGAAAGCGACACGTACGACATGGGATCAGGCTTCTTCAAGAACATGCGTCCCCCGCTTGGCGGCAAAATGCCGTTGCTTCAGTGTCAGATTATTGACGCTGGCGCTCGCGTTATCGCCGGTTGCCTTGACGGCGTGTTTGCGACCGGCGGTTTCAACCGCGTCGTTGAACAAACTATCGTCGACGGCGCAACGACGTATCGGCTGTTCATTCAGCAAAACCGGAACACGCCGAAAGGCTTCTTTGCAGTTGAGGAAGTATAATGCACTTTCTACAGACGAACGCGGTTGACCTTAACGGCTTGCTGATCGCGCTTAGGAACTTCCTTTCTGCTAACGGTTGGACGGTCCTTGCAGACGGAACCGGGGGCGGGGGGCTTACGCTCGAAATGACGAACGGCAACGGACATTCGTTTGCTTTTTCGTCAATTACGCAAGCGCAAGTTTCGTTCGCTACTGGCGCTGGCGTCGGCTTCAACGATCGGCTTCTTCGCGTCGCCTTTCAAAAGGCTGATATCGGAATGGCGGCGGGTTATACGTCGCATCCGGCGGACACAAACGACATGGCCGGTCCGTTCGCAAACCTTTGGTTCGTAACAGACGCCGCCGCGACATACTGTCATGTTGTCGCGCAAACCGGCAACGCGCGGTACGCGCACTTCAGTTTCGGAGATTTGGACAACGGCGGCTTGCACGCGGCGACGCTTCCGTACGCATTTGGGTTGTATTATCAGTATTGGCCGATCGCTAACAATTGGGCGACTTCGTTTCAGCCGTTCATGCAAGCGGCGAACGGCACGCATAATGTGGGCTTTTACGTTGAACGGGCGTCAAGTGAAATTGTCGCCAATACCGGCTTCGCGGCTCGCGTCGGCGTGCCGGACGGCGTTGTTGATCCGGCGCTTGGTTTCACAGACGGTCCGATTGAAAGTCCGATCCTTCGTTCCAATACGCTTCGCGCTTGCAGTTCGGATGCCAACGCGCCCGGCGCTGGCGAATTCCTAGACTTCCTTTTCCTGTACG